GTGACGAGCATGGCCTCTTCATCGATCCAGAGCTCGTAGCCGACCAGGATGTTCGACGTCGAGCCGACGGCGAACACGTTGTTCGCCCCCGCTGCGGTGATCGACCCGTTGGTGCCCACGCCCGGTGTCGGCGCCGAGAGGGCGCTGGTGAGGGTCGTGGTGTTGATGGAGACCTGCGCAAGCGTCGGCTGCAAGAGTAGCGCGAAGATCGCGAAGATCGCCGCCAGGAACGTGCCGGCGACAATGTGCTTTTTCATGGTCATGGTTCTCCTTGTGCTCCCCGACCCTTTACGAGGACACGCGACAGGCGGTCTCTACGCGGAGAGCCGCCCATCCGTAAAGAATGTCGAGCCGGCAGGGGAACTGGTCGGTCGTGATGTTGTAGGCCCGCACGAGCCGGATCGACATCCCGAGCTGACGGTCCGCGACGCGCGCGGCCATGTCGACGCCACCAGGCAGCGGCAGATCCGCACACGCGAGCGTGAGCCAGTCCTTGTGGAACGCGAGGCCCTGCGGCGACTGCTGGTTGGCCGTCCCGACGACGGTGATGGCCGCGCTGGCCGCCGGCGACGAGTCGGTCGTCTGGAACGCGCCAGACGGCGTGATCGGGGGCGAGATCGAGATCGTCGCGTTGCCGCCCGCGTCAGACGCCACGGGGGCGGTGACGACGAACTGCTGCAGCGCGCCGACCGACTGCCGAGACTGCGGGTTGACCGCGTTGACGTTGGCGATGGTGAAGATATCGCCGATGACCAACCGTGCGCCCACGGCGGACGTCCAGCCGTTCGTGACAAGCGAGCTGCCGGTCTGGTTCGCCGCGTTGACCGTCGGCGAGCCGCCCTGCGGACCCACCGTGAACGTCGAGACGTTCTGGTCCATGTACCACTCGAAGCCGATGGTCTCGCCCATCTCGCCCTTGCGGTACTGCTCGGAGATCGCCTCGGACGCCTGGAACAGGCCCTTCAGCGCATCGACGATGGTGGCCTGCATCTGCGGGCTGATGGTCAGATAGCGCTCGCCGTCGAGCGGCGTCGCGTTCTGGTTCAGCTTCACGCCGGCATTCAGGTAGGTGAGCAGGGCGTTCGGAACGGTGCCCGGCGTGCCGACCTGGTTGTAGACGGCCGTGAACTGGGCCATGCCGTCGGCGTCGATCGCGTTGGCGATCGCGGCGATGGCCGGCTTGATGAACCGATCGGAGAAGTCGTCGATCGACAGCGCCAGATCCTGCGACGAGAACTGGATGTCGACGCCGCGCTGGGTGTTGAGCGCCACCGGGATGGAGGTCTCGGTCGCGTTCTCGATGTTGATCGCCTGACCGACGCGGCCGATGTAGCGCGGCGGTTTCCTGACGTTGAGTGTGGTTCCAATCTTCGCGCCTTCGACGCCGAACCGGTCGTCATACTGCCGGTTCACGAGCTTCGTGAAGGTGAGATTGTTCTCCAGCACTCGCAGCGCCTCTCGGGTGATGAGGCTGATTGTGAGTAGCTGATTGGCCAAAGTGACCTCACTTGTTGGTTTCGAACGTTGTTTCGGGTGCTACGGAACGTCTCGAGTTGCGATGGCTACGTGCGCGCTGGGCCATCGACACCAGCAAGCGCGGTCAGTGACCGCGAATGCGCGAACAGGGCGGGGCAATAAAGCGCGGGATGAACCCGCGAAATGGTAAACCTTCAGCGACGACCCATCCGGCGGCGTTCGGCCTCTTCCCGGTTGCGCCGCGCCTTGTAGTCCTCTTGCGACATCTGATCGAGTGGCACATCGGCAGTCGTCGACCGGCCGCTGAGCGGCTTGATCGGCTGATCCATCTTCGTGACCGCCTTCGCCGGCACGGCCTTCTTCGCCGCCGGCGGCGCGGGCGGCTCGACAACAGGCTCGCCCGCGGCTGCCTGGGCCTCGAGTCCTTCGATCGCGCGCTCGCAGATGGCTTCGATCTTTCCCATCGCGATGGCCGCGCGCCGGGGGTTCATGGCCGCGATGGCTTCCGCCTCGTCCCGGTGCGTCGCCAGGTAGTAGGCGATGTCGTGGCCGACGGGTGACTCCATCAGCGCGATCTGCATGTCGACCGTGACCGGCACGTCGGCGTTGGCCGCCAGCACCTCGTCGAAGTCCTCGTAGCGCTCAGCCGCGGCCGCCTTGTTGTCCTGGAACTTGGTGAACAGTTCGACCATCTCGGCATTCGCGGCTTCCTGCGCCTGCGTGGTCTGCTGCTCTTTCCGGTCCTTGGCGACCTCGAGCTTGGCCGTCAGCGCCGCCTTCTTCTCGGTGTGCTCGGCTAGCGCCTCTTCCCAGGCTTCGGTCGTGTCGAAGTTTTCGAGCTTCGGCCGTGGCCCGAGCTGATGGATGGCGGCTTCGATCTGCAGCACGGGGTCCGGCACCGGCGCGGGCTTCTCGTCGGCCTTGGGTTCCTCTTTCTTGGTCCCCGCCTTGAGCGCCGCGACCTCTTCCTCGAGCTTGGCCTGCCGGCGCTCGGCTTCCTTGGCCCGCCAGGTCAGCTTGTCGATCCTCCGCTGCGCGCGCTTCCCGAGCTCGGTGACATCGCCCTCGTCGTCGTCCTCGTCGTCCGGCTTCGCCTCGGCCTTGGCGGCCTTCTTGTCCGGCACCGCTGGCGGTTCCTCGACGGCTGGCGGGGGCTCGTCGCCCTCGGCTGGAGCGGGGGTCTCTGCGGGCGGCTCGGCGCCGTCCTCGACCGGCTGATCCGTCTCGCTATCGACGGTGCTGAGCACGGCCTCACTATCCGGCGGTTCGAGTCCATGCTGCAGGGCCGCCGTCATCTGATCGGCGTTGTCTGTCGTGCTGCTTATAACGAGGTCATCGGACATCACTCACTCCTTCGGTTGCGCGAGGCATCCTCGCGAAACGGTTACGCGCCTGCAGGGGCAGCCCCAGGCGCCGGCGCGGCGCCCCCAGAGCCGTTGTTGCCCCCCGGTTGCGGTTGCGGCATCCCGGCCGTCGCCGCCGCCAGGGCCATGTCGTGCGCGAGCTCGTCGTGCTTCAGCATCCGGTCGTGCAGCAGATCGACTTGCTGCGTGAACCGTTCAAATTCCTGGTTGAGCACCTGCCGGTCGTGATCGGACCCGTAGCGCATCGCCGCCACCGCGACCTGCGCCTGCGTCGTGAGCAGGGCGATCCGTTCCTTCGAGGCGTAGTCGAGTTCCTTGCTCTTGAGTAGCTCGACGACCTTCTGATACGCCTGCGCCATCAACTGCATGTGCTGCTGCATCTGGGCGATGACGGCCTTCGCCTGCGGGGGCATCGACTTGTCGTCGTCGTCCTGCAGCTGCGGCGGCAGCATCTTCTTCATGCGCGCCGCGATCTGCTTCGCGACCGGCCAGTCCATCTCGCCAACCATCAGATCGCCGATGACAGCGACCAACTGCGGATCCGCCTGGATCAACTGCAGCATCGACGCGACGGCTTCCTGCCGCTTCGTGGTGTAGTTCGGCCCGACCGAGAGGACGATGTTGTAGCGCCCGACGCGAACGTCGAACACCTTCAGCTCGCCGCCCTCTTCGAACGGCTGGTTGATCTGGACCTTGCTGCGCGAGTCGTCGGCCCGCAGGATGTGCACGACGCGCGGGGCGTCATACACGTGCGGGATCAGGTCGATGTAGATCCGGCCGGCGTGCCACAGCGCGCGCCCGAGGTTGTCGATGTAGTTGACGTTCGCGGTCTCGCCCTGCTTCTGGCGCGCGAGGATCGCCTTGCCCGACTGGTCCGGCCCCGCCTGGCCGAGCGACGCATCAAAGAAGCCGGTGACGGCCTTCAGGTCGTTATCAGCCTGCTTGGTGGCCTGGACGATCGCCGCGATGTCGGGCGAGTAGGTCGTGCGCTCGGGTTTCCCGACCGGCTTGCCGCCGATCTCGGTCGCCACGTATTCGAGGTAGGGCAGGTTCCGCGTGTTCGCGGACTTCCACTCGGCCTCATGGCCCTTGAACTGTCCCTCAGCCCCGATGAACGGCGGCTTGGGCGCCAACGCGATCATCTCGGTCTCGGCGCTGACCCAGTAGTTGTACATGCGCTGCGGATCGCGCGCGTACCGCACGAGCCCGACCAAGTCCTTCACGCCGTTGATGTCGATCTCGTCGCCGAGGATCGGCACGATCGGGATCCACTTGCCCGGCCAGATCTTGTGCTCAAGCACCTCGTCGGCGTTCATCTTCACCCAGTGCACGATGCGGTCGTCGAATTCGCGCTCTTTCTCGATCGGTTGGTTATTCGCGAGCGCGACCGACTTCGGGACGATCAGCGGTTCCCCGTTCGTCCCGCGGATGAGCGCCATCTGGCGCTTCTTGATCTCGACAAAGAAGTACTCGGCAATGCGGACCTTGCCTTCCGGGAACCAGTCTTGGGTTTGTGTCCCCGCGCCCTGGAACATTTCCAGACTGCGTGCGCGTGAGTCCCCGTAGAGTTCTTCGTATTCATCCTTCGGCACGTCCTCGACGACGAACATGTAGCGGGCGTCGCTATAGTCCAGTTCCTGCGCGGCCGGGTCGACGTAGATGCTGAAGGGGTTTGCGACGCGCTTGACGACGATGTCGTGGTCGAATGTGCCGTCGTCGGTCGACTCGGTGAGGATCCGGAACCAGCCCCGGCCCATCGTGACGGCGTCCTCATACGCTTCGTCGTAGGCCACCTCGGCGTGCGAGGTGTTCTCGATGTGCCGGATGATGCCCTGGATGATCTCGGCCGTGTCGCCGTCGGCCCCGTCCCCCACCGGGTTGACCTGGATCGACGGCCGCGACTGCCGCTGCGGGTTGAGGATCTGCTTCAGGAATTGCGGGATCCGGTTGACGGTGAGGATCGGCCGCTTCTCGTTCGTGCGGTCCGCGATGATCTGGTCGGGCCACTGCTT